TCTGACGAATAACATGAGAGAATCTTGTCACAACGATCGGAAATGATTTTATCCATTCCAATGATTTTGTTATTATCATCAAATTGAAGAAAATTTTTCTTGGAACACTTGAATGGATTTCCAGCACTAGTACTGCAATTCAATTTGTCAACGAAAGTAACTCCATCTGCACCGTTGAGCGATGTATCGAGGTCATAAACTTCAATTTGTTTGATAGAATCACCTAATTCCTGGAGAATATCTCCAAGGAAAGCATCAACACAAATCTTGATATCAGAATTGAAATAACAATGATTTGGTTTGGTCATATCGGTAATGGCGAGATGCCAAGGTCTCCAGCTAAAATCTGGAGCTCCAAAATCATCGACATAATCGCCATTCTCTGTAACTAGAGAATGGATATATGTTTTCTTCACACGGGACTTTAATTTGGGACGATATCCGGAAAAGCTACCCATAATGGTGGCAGTACCAGATGTGAGAAAACGGAGGGTGGACTTGTGGTGAAGAGACACCAATTTGCGCTCAAAACCTGGCGCACTAATGGGCACATCACCACATTGCAATTGGGGACCAAAAACAGAGATAATTCTGTTAATTTCTTCTTGACCAATCTGGATAGCAATAATATCTCCCTTAGGGGTTCCAAAACCATGGATACCCAAAATGACAGATGCATCACCAACTTTAGCTACCAGTGGCGATCCACAATCCCCTTTAATAGTAGGAACTGCGCACTTGCCACCATAACCAGAGTAGGTAATGCCATTGTGTTCATGAGAACACGCACGAATTGCATTGACAGTTCTAGTGGTGCGCTCACCACACTTGTCCACAGAATAGTACAATCCTTCATAACATCCCTTCAACTGGGCTTGTGTTTTAATGAAGTATTTGACCATATTGCGACCAGGGGGCAAGCAACGCAATTGGAAGAATACTAAATCATATTCCTCAGCAATAACATAGTCATTGCGATTATACGAGATTTCCATCATATTGCGAGAAACATTCTGCTCAATTGGATCGAAGATAACTCGCAAAATACCTTGAGCATCTTGCATGGCATGCTTATTGCACATCCAAATGTTTCCACAAATGTTCAGCGCAACATTATTAGCGCACAAAACACCCTCAGGTGTAATTTTGCGGAATTGGAACATAGCAAGATTTTTCAACATATTTTTCTCCATCACTCCCTTTTGGATGCATTTAGATTCCGAAGAGATGTCAATGGGCAACAACACATATGGATCCTGGTAATAGAAGGTAGGCTTCTCAACTTCCATTGGTTGAGGAGCAACACCAACACTAGCCTGGTGGGCCATAGGAGTGTTTTTTGTCACGGATGGTTTAGATCGCTTTGGTGTGATAAATTTGGTCAGTATAACCAATAAACCAGCACTAGCAACGTAACCCGCAAATTTTAACAATTGACTTCGGGAGAATGAGCTTTGATAGTCTCTAAACTTATTTCCCAAAGATCGAAAAATTATGCGATACATATCTTCACGATTGGACAGCACTCGTCTCAGTAATTTCAATTTCCAACCGAATCCTAATGTCCGAGCACAAAAAATGTGCAAAATCATAAAGAAATGAATTATAGCAAAATGCGAAATAACAAAAAATGCTAAGACACAAAAATAAGGCAAACCCAAGTAGTAACTGAAGAAAAACAGTGAGAACCAATATAATACAATGCATGACATCGAAAAGTCTTTCAACCAAGGAAAACAGAAATCAATTAAACTAAATTCAACATAGTTCCCATCAATGATTCTTTGGTATATGAAGAGTTCAAACAATGTCCACTTAGATAAACCTTCCAAATTTAATTGTGTAGGTGTGGATTCAGCTCGCCATTCTTGGCGAAATAGACTTTCAACATCTTCGTTGTGTAAACTGCTTTGTAACTCAACTACAGCACAATTGCAGAAGTTTTTGGCGCGATAACAGTCTTGACAGACAGCAACATCACACATGGTTTTGTCAGCTGTAAGAGCCTTAATTTGAGAGCGCTCATGTTTCTTGGCCATTTGGATATACCAAGCCAACATATCATGAATGCAATCGAATCTTTCAACAATATCATAACGAGTCTGTTGATTATCAATTTCTTCATCAGTCGAGGGAACTGGAATACTAACCTCGAAGGTCCAGATATCCATGTAATTCCCTTCAGGTGTGATAGGAATTTTCTCAGAATCAGCCATAAAGTTGCATTTGGCAAATTCTGGCTTGACATGAGCTGTAATAACATATGAAAGACGACGAGCAATAGCAAATGGGCATGCAAAATATGCATGCAAATTCAAGTGTTTAGTGTTTGTCGTCCCAATGAGTAGTTCGGCACGCACAGGAGTGCGACCCTTGTCTTCAAGACTTGCCTGTGGGGGTGTGTAAGGAACAGAATTCTTGACTTGCAACATTTCCTTCAAGGTGGGATCAACCTCACCATTAGGCTTTAAGAAGGCAATATCATCCATCACAATGCACCACTGGGTTGAATTAAATCCAGACCAGTATTCATCGGTTGGGCAGCGCGTGTACATGTAATCGCTAGTAGTTGGCAAATTGAAAATTTTACCATAATGATAAAATAAAATTTGCTTCAGTTGGGACTTGCATATACTCGATGATCCATGAACCAAAATAGCGAATGGATCTTTACGTGGCATTTGAGCAGATTTCTTTGTGATGAATTCAGCGTCAATCATTTTCAGATCAGCCAATGTCTTTTGGATAAATATCTTTTCAGATTTCTCCAAACCAGGTGTGTATCTAAAAATAGCATCACCCTTCTCGATTGCATCTTTTAACTCATTCTGATAAGAGAACAAGTTTATCCCATGTGGTTCGGGATTCGACAGGAACTTTGAGTTTCTGGATAGTTTCATAGCGGAAGTGATCCACTTTTCATAAGAAGACCCAGATAGAGCAAGGGATTGAATATCTCCTGTTCTAAAATATTGTACACCACGATCCAAAACAAATAAAACAGTATCCATCATATGATGAATCATGTCCATTCCTGGGGCGTGTGTGCGCTTAATAGCGGCAGCTTCGAATTTATCGAATTTTAAGGAGTGAAAATCAATATTGACGCCCTTCAACAAATCGTTAGCAATGAGATACAAAAAGAATTTATGCAACTTTTTAAACATAGTTGTTTCTTTCATTTTGTCATAGCAACCCAGATAGGATCGCATATCCGCAAACATAGTTTCAGTCTCCAATTCAGCCTGCGGGCTAAATTTAGATTCAGCTTTATTGATGCGGCTCAAAATTTCATCTTCCCCAAAATTGTAGGAAGGCATAGATGTGCACTCCGCAATTTGAGTTCCACAAATATCTCCAATAATATAAAGGAGAGTTTGTGTGAAACCAATGCGAGATCCACGAAGTTTGCAAAAATTAACGATCGCAATATAACGATCAAGAGTCGATTTGCTAATCCACAGATGGTGGAAAACTATAAAACAGTCTTCAAGAAGACCAACAATATTTTCCCATTCTTGTGGAATTCTAATGTAATGGCTCATAAATGACTTACCTAAAGAGGTGCCATTCAATAACCAGCCGCGGAGTCCATTCGAACTACGCTTGATATCAGCAACAGCTGATTCAGATAATCCATTGGTGACCCATTGGATAAAATCTGGTGATTCAACATATGAATCCGATTGCTGATAATAATGCTCAAAACAGTGTTTACAATCAATTGATGTAATTAATACGAATTTCGACTGTTGAGCTAAAAAATCAACTGCTCCACAATTGTAGCAGTATGAATATAATCCATCTTGAAATGATGGAGTGTCCTCATTGATATCAAAGAGGGATGAACCATTGGGAATAAATCCCGAAGGCTTAGTTTCTAACAAGGTCTTAACGAGGGAAACAATATTAGTATACATGAGTGTTAAACAACGCTTTATCAATCTATCTTGTGTCTCTTAAGCGCATAAGAGATAAGAATTTATTACAGGTCACATGACTGACGTGAGAGGTGCCTGCACTGTACTAAATTATACTAGTCTCATATGATTCAGAGGTTAAATATGTTCTTCAACGCTTGTCCACTTTTCATCAAGTAGTGGGTGCGCATTACAACTAATCACTAGGGTTCCAAGCATTAGGATACACCTTCATAGCGACATATATTAACATAATCAATGATGTTTGTACTTCTTTTTCGAGAATTCCGTAATTGATATACTTTAGGTAAGTGACCATATTTTGTTTTAACGATCTAATTCCAATTGAGGACGATACAATTGGGTCGTTGTGCTAAATACATAAAAGCACGATCTATTTTATAGAGTGAATCAGTCTCTTGATCACAGATCCAGTGCACAAAGTGCCACGGCATTAGAGCCAGGGTGATAACGGGTTAACATCCCTATCACACAGTTATTTATTTATTATCGCTAACAGCCTCTAAAAACGCAAACGATATTTGTGGTGTTCGAAAGAACCACGGTAACGCATGAGACAATATCTTTACCAAAATATTGAATGTGGGGGTTCCTTTTATAGTATATAAGGATAACTTAACCATCTTATAGCACCTTTTGGTATTGGTGGATTTATATTCGGAGAATCTCTCCTACAGAAAACAACTTTTTCTATATTTTCTTGTCTTCGTGTTATATTGAAACATGGGGTAATACCCAACAAGCCGTGTATTCACAACCACGGTGGATTTCAATACAACAAAATATCAAGTATCTAAAACACATCCTGTACTTTATAGTTCGCAACATCTGGCAATACAGAACGAGTGCGACATTAGCAATCCGCATGGATTACGAACTTATAGGCAGCATCGTATGTGAGGTAAATACAAGAGCACGAAGCAACAAATTCAATTCAATCATGGGGACAATACCCAATAAAACCGGACATTAGTCAATCCCGGTGGAAGAGAAGAGAATGTGAATATCAGAAAACAATATATATAGAGTATGCAGTGTATAAAACACTGC